ACTTCGGTGGGCCTCATCCCAAGCATCAAACCTAGCTTGCTTACCAAAGTCTTTGCCTTGGTCTATGAGCATGTGACAGGCATAGCACAAAGCCGCGATCCGGTAGTCGTGAGCCTTGATGCCCATGCCTTTACCGTCCCGCTGTTGGTTGGAATGGGCGGCTACAACCGTCCCATCCTCAACCCCGCATCTCTGACAGGGGCACTGCCGCACAATGTCCAGCAGTTTCCTATCACGGTACATCTTGTTCACTGATGAATTCAATGTAATCAGCAATCTCTTTGCCGGTGTAGTCAATGTTTCCGTAGCTGCGAAATCGATCAGATAGTCGTTTAAACGCAGCCTGCTGCGCTGCCTGCCAAACTTCGTAGCTCCAGCCGTTGTCATCTTCAAAAGCTTTGCTGCCGACGAAATCGCAGTACTCTTGTTTACACGTATTCATAGGAGCGCCTGAAACTCTGCCAATTTCTTGGCGTAATGAATGGCCTTGGCGGCATCGTCCGTGTTCGGCTTGCGTCCGGCCCTCATGGCGTACTTAATGACATTCCCTTTAAGGAATCCAACGAACTCCTCAGGAGTCAGCACTGACTCCATAACCTCCCACGGCTGTATTTCCATGGTTGTGTAGTGGTCGCCATCAACTTGGTAATTGTCTGCTTTGTTTGTCATCTTCTTCCTTTAGTTTAAACATGTAGTGCTGCGCCGGGAACTTGGCTTTGGTCTTTACAAACTTGCGGAGCCAGTCAGCCCCGCCCAGTTCTTGAAACATCAACCACTCAACATCCGACATGCGTATGTTGCGAAACTTCAGCGGCATAGGTGGCTTAGGTCTAGGCATGCTTTATCCACGCACCATGTGTGCTTTGTTTGCTTCATTGGATACATCCCTAGCAGATGCGTATGCATTGGACTTAGGAATCTCTTCTACGTTGATTGTTGAGTCGTCATGCAAACTGGCTCCTGTATGTGACTTACCTACAGTGGCACGGTTCATTAGAGCTGTTGCAACCTTACGCAGTGCGTGGTCTGAGTCCTTAGCCAACATGGTGGTTACTATGCCAACGGCAAATAGCTTAGGGTCATACGGCTCAGTCAACTGCGGAGAAAACTGATTGATAGGCTGTGAGTTCTCATCACGCATGATGACAGGACTACTGATCGATTGGTCTTTTGTGATAATCGTGCTTAAGAAATGAACCTTCTCTCGCACCTTCTCAGCACCCTTTATCATTACTGATACGTTCCCAGTGTCAAAAATCCATTTCATTTTTCTTTCAATGTCATCAGCCTCGCAACCCACTACAAGCAATTTATGCTTGGAGGTTTCGCCTGTTTCTTTATCAATTACATTGACATCTACGATGTAAAGCATCCCCAAAAGAGGAGCTTCCGTTGGTTTTGGTGTCGTCAACAACGGTGGATGATGAATCTTTTTGTATCTAGTCATGCTTGTCCCCTTGCTCGGATTGCCATAGCCGCTAACTTAGTGACTTCAGAAGCGTATTCAGGATGCACCGCCAACGCATCACACATCTTTGCACACGCCTCACGCTCCTCGGCAACGACCCTCTCAACAAGGGCCATCAGGTGCTTGGTGCTTACGTGCCACGACTTGTACTCTCGGTCTTGGTCTATGGCCTCGGCCAACATAAAGGTAATCTGTTCTGCGTTGTATGTCATTGCATCCTCCCGCGCATGGCTTCTTCTCGTTGTTGATCCATTAGGTAGTCCCGTTGTTTAACCACTACCTCGTACATAGCGTTTAAAGTTTCAATCTGACCCTGCAACTTCTCACGCTCTGCAAAAGCTACAAGGTCGGCAAATTGCATCAGGCTTGCAAGGTCGCCTTCAACAATATAGTCAACCACGGTGAACTGCTTCACCTCTTTTGTCCACTGACTGTGCCTCAGAATGGTCAGGTTGCACTGTTCAGCAAGATTCATAACGTCCTTTTGATTCATATGTGTCCTTTTACTGATCAAGCTTGTCTAACATTTCGTCCGTCAACTCCCTGACCCGAATTAGCGCGGCCTCCATGTCGGCCTTGTGTTTAAACTCACGTGTAATAGCCAGCTTGATGTTGGCCAGTGTTGCGTACATATCTACACCCTTTACGGCAAACATCAATTTATGTTCATCTTCAGGATAATCAAACTCCAATATGGCTTTGGTTTTCATGTGTAAACATTCATAACAAACACAAGCAATGCGATGATCACGCAACTAATACAAGACCACACAAAGGTTTCGTCATATTGTGGGTCGCCCAGTAGAACCGATTGAATCCATATTTCTTCAAACGTAGCGTCAGGATGTGGCATCTCATACATGCTTCCAATGAGAACCTTGCCAGTGTTATACGGTGTCTGTCTTTGCATAGAAATCCTTTCGCATGGGTTCGCTAACCCAATAGCCATAGACGTTAATAAACATCCCCAGATCCAGCATCTCCTGCTGCGTCCTGCACCGTCTGTTTAAACCATGCTGGCCGGTGCGGTGTTTATCAAAAGCTGTGTTGCTGTTGAAGTACGTATCGCAGTTCGGGCATTGGTTTTTGTTTCCACTAAGTTTCACGTGGAACCTCCAGTCTGCGTTCGACTGCAAGCTCATCAACAATCAACTCAGCAAAAGATTTCCCTGACGGAAATCTCATCTTAGCGGCGTTGTTTTGATTGACTACAGAGATAGCCCTATCTAGACCTGCGTTGAACCCTGATGTATACGGATCCCCAACCGACAGGCGACTGTCGATTGCTTCCCGAATCATCTGAGCCATCGTGATCTTCTTAAGCTTGGCAAACTTCTTCATACGCAGATGCTCGTCCTCTGAGACATAGGTCATGAAAGGTTTAAACTTCTTAAAATGGGTCATCGGTTTCCTTTGCATATTTAAACTCATGGACTAGCAAATCAAACAAACGTTTACCATCTGCGTTTCCATGAAGCTCCGTGCGTGATTCAATGCCACAGCGTTTACACAACATGTGTGCAGCGTCTGTTTCGTTGTCGCACATCAGGAACTCTTGGAAGTTAGGGTTTCGGCAAAGCATCCCTGCTTCAACAACTCTGTTGCTATACGGTGTGGGTGATTCATCATCTTGGATGCGAACCACCGCACAGGCATAACGTGTCCCGACAAAATCCCTGAGTATTTCCTCGGGGACTTCGTCAGGGTGCATCGCAAGCGTCAAGATAAAACCTGTTCGGTCTTGCTTGAGCGCTACCTTACGGGCTTCAAACTGTAGAGCCATGGCGGTGTATCAAGTCAAACTCTTGCACTTTGAGCATGGACTGAAGCATGTCGTTGTGCAAAGTCAGTCGTGTGATCTGACGTCGCAGAGAGTTAATCTCGTCATTCAGAAGCAGATTGCCTTTAGCCAACTGCTTCTCTTCAGTCGAAAGCTTTACCTTGGCTTTGTGCAGTACAGTGTGGACGTACTGTAGCTTGACGCCACAGGCGGCGGCAATCTCTTGTGGCGTTGCACCAGTGTTGAACTTTTGGAATTCACGGATCTTAGCGGCTTTGTTCATGGTTGCTCCTTAAAATGGAATGTCATCATCAGAGGACTGCACTTGGTTCTCATAGCGACCGCCCTGCTCTTTGGGTACAAAGCGGTTTACTTTGAGCGACAGATAGGTTTTGCCGTTGGTCTTACTGACCTGTTTCCAACCTGACAACTTAATCACAGTCAGTCCGTTCTCAGTCTTTAAACCTGTCAGGTCTTTCAGATTGACAGAGATTGTTCCTGAGTAGTCGGGCGACAAAGGGTTCTTCTTAGAACCCTCTGCAAACAAATTACCAGAGTCTGGCTTGGTTTCAAATGGGGTCTTCTCGATGCTCATGTGGTTTCCTTACTTAGTTGAATCTTCAATGCTTTGAAGTGGGACAAAACCTTCTCGTACAGAGAAGGGTGCGTAACCTTCAGCGAATCAAGCTGAGGGTCATTGCTCTTCCAGTAGCTGTTTAAACCCGCTACGGTGGTGCAGTGAGATGTGTACTCAATCATCCCGTCTGCAAACAATTGGCGACTTTCGTCAGAGTTATCCCAAGCGGTCTTGGCTAGGATGTTCTCGTATTTGGGGCCATCTTCCTTTTTAATCAGCTCGCCCATTGGGGCAGGTGGTGCTGAAACCGTTTTTCCATCGTCTTCCGGAAGATCCTGACCCGCATAGATATAAGTGCCCAAACCATGCAATGCCAGTGCTTTGGTCATGCAACGCATGATGGCCGTGTTAACGTTAAAGCTGTCAATGATGGTTGTCATTTCCTTGCCATACTTGTTGACGGTTGTATAGCCCGCAAACAAAATTGGTTTGTTATAGCTATCCATCACAGGCAACATGCAAGTCATGGGTTTACCAAACATGGTTACGGTGACCCAAACCATGGCTGTGCCATTGATCTCCATGTAGCACTTGCCATCGAACATCTCGACCTTGAATGAAACTGACGGATCAGCCTTGAGGGCTTCAGCCCATGCCCACGCCCATGACAGGTACGTCAGGCCGTTCTTCTTCTCGGTGTGCTCGTTGACATTGAGCTTGAGTAAATCATGCGGGGACATTGATTTCTCCTTGGTACTGTTTACACCACTTGCTGACACCACAGAAGTCTCCTGTGCATCGCTTGGGTTCGCCTGCTCTGGTTTCGACATAGCCTTTTTCCTTTTCTGCCAACTCTGTGGCTTCTTCTAACGTTTTAAATAAACGGATCGCAGACTTGCGTCCCTCTCTCTTCACAGCAAAGACGGCTTCGCTCATCCATCTTTCCTCATCGGTGCAAGCTTGTAACTCCTCACCAAAATCATGTGCCATCTTGGCGTGGCGGTGCATCTCCAAACGCTTACGCACAAAAGCCTCTGCGGTCACAGAGTCCCACATTGGGACGTCAATCATGACGGCCTCTGCCTCGGGGTAGTTGTCCTGAGCGGTGTGGGGTGAGTAGTCCTTGATGATGGCGCAGATCTGCAATCCTTTGACAGGCACACGCTTGACAGTCTCAACCAACCACTTGTAGATGTTCAGTTGAATGTCCCAATCATCCTTGTTACGTGCCAAGGCTTGCATCACCGACCAAGCCTTGACGAACTTGTAATCAATGATTACGACCCCGCCCTCGACTTGTTTCTGTAGGTCAATCGCACCGCTGATCACTACGCCATCAATCTCGGTGAAGATGCGCTCCTCATTGGTGTAGCCCTCAACCTCCTTGGCTTCTAGCTTGCCGTGCATGAATGTCCCAAGCTGAGAGGCAATCATCTTAGTCACGTCAATCTCCATATCAGCATCGTACTGTTCTCGTAACCTTCTAATCTTTGGTGGCGACATCAGCTCAGTCACGCTATACTGCGAATCACCCTTGCTGTAGTAGTTGCGTGAGAGCAAAGCTACTAACGGTGCGGGTAGATTCTGATTGTTTGTTATCTTCATCTGCTCTCCGAGGTTGTTTATGAATCCGAAATATAATGATAGTGATGTTAGTACAGAATTGCAAGTAGTATCACAAATTATTTTTGGTGAGCCTGCTTCTAAGGCTAACTCTCGCAGAGTTGTACACTACGGTGGTATGTCTAGACTGATTAAGTCTAAGAAAGCATTAACTTACTCTGATGTATTTAGGCAACAGTGCAAGACTTTACCTACGCTGATGACGGGCGACCTGAAGGTCACCATGCATATTTATTACGCCTCACGACGACCCGACTTGGATGAGAGCCTGATCCTAGATCTGCTTCAAGGATATGTTTACGCAAACGACCGTCAGGTCAAAGAGCGTCATTGTTATTGGGGGCTAGACCCTGAGAACCCGAGGGCTGAGATCACCGTTGAGAAGATCG